ATGCTGCTATAGAAGCTGCAAAAAATCTGGTGGCCCAAGAATATGAGTATAAGGATTTCAAAGCGGCGCAGAGTGATTGCTGTATGCACCCTGGTTCAGACCTGGTAGGGAAGGTTGAAATGACTGAGTGGTTAGTTGACTTTGCTGCCCAGCTTCGCAAAGGAGGCAACCAGTGAGCAAGATTGATTATCAAAAGCTTCGTGAAATCGCTGAAAAAACAAAAATTGCTGGTGAAGCACCTGTAATGCCTTTCGATCAGCGAATTAATGCGCTTAACGATTTTATGAAGCACTTTTCGCCAGAAACCGTGCTGGCACTACTGGATGAACGGGAAAGGAACCAGCAATACATCAAATCCCGCGACCAGGAGAACGAGGATATTGCGCTAACGGTAGGGAAGCTGAGAGTTGAGCTTGAGGAAGCAAAATCAAAACTCAACGAGCAGCGTGAGTATTACGAAGGTGTTATCTCGGATGGAAGTAAGCGCATAGCAGAACTGGAAGCGCGGGAAATAAAACCAGCCAAAGGTGAAGTTCTGGTCGTTGTATCTGGTTTTACTGGTTGCGGAAAAAGCGCCATTGCCGGGGAAATAGAAATCGCGATGAAGGCTATTGGTGTACCGGTTAAGTGGACTAATGGCGATGCAGAAAAGCGCATGACTGGCGCTGACTGGCTGACTGCGATTGAGATGTACAAACCAACTGTGCGCATCGTGGAAGTTAATGTGCCACGCGCCCCTGGCATTCGCATCAAAGGAGAGTGATATGGCTATCGCTGCAAGTTACACCATGCATCTCTATTGTGACTGCCGCCAGTGTACGGAAGGTGTATATCCAGTGCCAGACTTCGGTGAGTATATCGGTACGTCATGGTCTGGTTGTGCAAAAGAGGCCCGTAAAGACGGGTGGCGAATAAGTAAAGACAAAACACGTGCTTTTGCGCCCGGGCATAAAGTTTTGAGGATTAACAAATGACCACTATTACCAAAGAACGTATCGAATTATTCATTAAAAATCCGCTTGATAACGGGCTTACCAGTGGCGAACAAATGGAACTGGCACGAATTGCGCTGGCATCACTGGAAGCCGAACCGGTTGCAGTAAACGACGACATGGCTTACGCATTCCATCACGCATTGTCAGATTCATCGCTAGGCGCTGATGAAGTAGAGGAAATTAAGGCCGGTTTGCGTGCTGCCTTTGCCAACGTCACTATCCAACCAGAGCCGGTAGTGCCGGATGAAATCGAGCCAGACGATAGCAATACGTTTGATTATGTTGATGGCTGGAACGCCTGCCGCGCTGCCATGCTTCAGGGTAAGGGAGGTGAGTAATGCGTGTGGCATTTTTCGGCTTGTTACCGTACCCGACTCGTTTTTGGGCTTCTGCGCTAATTGCAAAGCCACATGTCCTGATGGCTGACAACATCATCCCGGCACCAAAGCGCCGCCATACCGGTATTGCAGCGGCACGACGAGCAGCAAAGAGACGCAGGAGAGCAAAGCGATGAAAAACCGTAAGGCAAAACGACTTTTTTTACAGCGACCTGTGCGTGTGGTGGAGCTGGTTATTAGCAACCATAAGATAGCGGTACTCCATCCATTTGGTCAGGTGGCTTTTGCCGCAAAGCGTAAGCCTACTGCGTCACAGAACAGGCGGAAGAAAGGGTACGCTGTAAGATGAAAAACCGTAAAGCAAAGATTCTGTTAGTTCGAAGAAACGCTCCTGGCGTCTGGCAGTGGGTGAGACTCAGCAACCGACGGATGGGGTTGATGAAATATTACGGGATGATGGATTGTGGTTTTTGCAAAAAGCCCAGCGCGGCGCAAAACCGCTGGAAAAACCACTTGCGCACTAAAGGAGAGTGATATGGCGTTAACACACCGCGAACTCTGTCAGATTGCGTACAAGTTCCTTAAGCGCAACGGGTTCAAGGTTTGTTTTCATGACCGCTTTATAGCTGTAACCAGTACCGGAGAACAGCCAGATGCTATGGGGTTCAGAAATTCAGCATCATGCCTGATAGAGGCGAAGTGTTCTCGTGCTGATTTGTTGGCAGATAGAAAAAAGCGTTTTCGTAAAAATCCGTCTCTTGGAATGGGCGACTGGCGATTCTTTATTAGTGAGCCGGGAATTATTTCAATTGAGGATTTACCACCTGGCTGGGGATTACTTCACGTTGTTAACGGAAGAGTACGGAAAGTACATGGGTGGCCCAAGGGTAATTGCTGTTGGGGTAACCCTGAAGATAAACCTTTTATTGGGAATAAGCAGGTTGAATGCGATTACATGTTATCTGCATTAAGGCGCATGGAGTTGAGAGGGCACCTTAATGAAATATATGACGGTGTAATTGTTAATAAGAAAGAAGGAAACGCGGCATGATCACTATTACTAAAGAGCGACTGCTGACAATCAAGCAGTGGCGCGAAACATACGGACCTGATAGCAACGTTGTACTGCCAGCAGAAGAAGCGGAAGAACTGGCGCGTATCGTGCTGGCATCGCTGGAAGCAGAGCCTGTTCTGTATCAGTCCTGCACTCGCCCCACCTGGAATAGCGGTGTTCCGTGGACGGAATGGAAAGAACGTAGTCGTGAGTGCTACGAAGACGATTTGCGTTTTACAGACACGCCTGACCATGCCGGTTGGATATACAAATGTCGAAAACTATATACCACTCCGCCAGCGCCGATAGCGTTAGAGGCCATTGAAAACGCAATTGAATACATTCGTAGTATCGCTTTTCACATCGATGAAGACGATTACCACGGCAAACATATTGCGTATTTCATGCGACAAGCATTGGCCTGGCTGGAAGGGCATTCATGCAGCGACGACAGACTGGGTAAAGCCGACAATCAACCAGTACGCGGCAACCAGGCTGCCGAATCCAATCGCGGTAATGAGTGGACCGGCAATCCTGATATTGATAACGCAATCATCATGCTCGACCGCATAGATACGGCGGAAAGTTACGATGATGACCGTATTGAGGCTGTTAAGGCTGTTTTGCGTAGACTGGCAGGCAACTCTCCGGTAACTCCGGATGGTTGGATAAGCTGTAGTGAGCGAATGCCCCCTCAAGATGATTGGATTTTAATTTATTCAAAGCACGGCGAGTATATGGCAGGACAGGTACAAGGGGAATACGTGGAGTTGAGCGACGGCACTTTATCGTGGTTAGGGAACGCCTTGTTCTGGATGCCGCTACCAGAACCGCCGCAGGAGGCGAAATGATGGATGTAAAAGAGAAGGTTTTGCAGGTGATGCGTTCCCGGGCTGCCCTGCAAGATAAAGCTCTCGGCGGGGAATATCCATTCAGGATGGCAACCTGGAATCTGCGGTTGGCAATGGAGAAGGAATTTCCTGATGAAGAATGGCGTTCGGCAGATTTGCGCAAAATTCTTATGGAGCTGGCTAAAGACGGAACAGTATCCAAAGATACCCATGCCAGCCGGATTGGTCAGGCGGTATGGAGACTGGAGGTGAGGTAATGGCTAACCTGCAACTTGCCGTTAAAGGTGAATACTTCGATGCCATGATTCGCGGGGAGAAAACGGAAGAGTATCGCCTGTGTAATGACTACTGGAATAAGCGCCTCGTTAACCGTAAGTATTACCGCCTGATTATCACAAAGGGATATCCGAAGCGCGAAGACTTCAGTCGCAGAATTGACGTCCCGTATAACGGATATGAAATAAAAACAATCACACATCCACACTTCGGTGATAAACCGGTAAAGGTGTTCGCGATAAAAGTGAAGATTAATAGCTAAATTTCAATTAACACGGAGTAATTATGTGGCGCGGTAATAATCATGGCGGAAGTCAGATGATACTTACCGAATATACGTTCGACCACAAAACCAATAAATCACGTTCAGTATATTTGCTTCGGCACAATAGCCGCGTAAGAAATACCGTTCTGGAGCAAAATCTGATCGTTGAAATGGATAATTTGGGAAACTTCAAGCCAACAATATCGCTTGATGATTTTCCGTGTGGTTTAAGCGAAAGAGAAGCAATGCTGAAATTAGCAGAATGGCTACAAAGATTAAGCATTGCTATTGAAGATAACTGGTCTGAACCTTAAATTAATATGATGACACTAAAACATTTTCTTGACCGCCCATTATGGGCGGCAGCCGCAGGCTATGACTTTAATTATATGGATTGCATGTCTTATACTGCCAATGCATACGACCATGCGTTCAGCCTACTGTTTAATTCTTTAAGAATATTGCCGGAAACAGAAGTTGGAGAGCTTCATTTATGGATATTGAGCTTTATCGCGGCAGTCGTTGGTATTGCTGTATGGCCTTTTATTTTCTGGCTGGTGGCTGTTGTAGTGTGGTTTAAGTGCAAGACATACCGGAGAAAGTATTTCTTAGGTGATGGAATGACCGATATTGCCAAAATGAACATTGAAAAATGGACTAAGGAATGTGAAAAGAAATGGCGCAAAAAGAAATGACCAGAATCACTGAAGAGCGTATATCAGAGATTATTTCCCGTATCGAAATGTATGGTCACGGTGCTGGATATACGGCAGATGAAGTATTGGCACTTGCCCAAATGGCTTTGGCGGCTTGCAAAGATGATAAAAAAATGAAGCTTATCGACTTGTTAGTGAAGGAGCTGCCTAAGTGCGGCGGGTGGCCTGATGGAATGAGTTATTGTTACCTACCCTGTGTCAATTTAATGGCACCATGCGCGACTTTTGCTTTTGGCTCAGACCACAAAAAAGACACTTTCTTTGGGCGCAATTTTTGTTGTGAGATTGAGCTTCCAATTGGTGGCCTTGATAGCGATGAATACCAGTCAGTTGTCACTCGCGAACAATACGAATCAGCTCTCATAGCGTCGCAGAAAGTCGAGTTCAATGGTGATGAACTTGAAAGTAAGACTTACAGGTTGGATTTTGGGCAATGGCTGGAACAGCAACGCGGGAAAATCGATGTGGACTGTGGTTGTGTGTCCACTGAAACATTCATGCACTGGCTGCGGGTAGCTTACGAGGCTGGCAACTATCCGGATATTCCGGATAGTTCGGTGCCAGGGTCAGGAAAGGGCGTCACCGGTGAACGTATCCGCATTAAACCGCATGTTTATCGCGAACTGGTTAACCGTCTCCACGATACAGCGATCAAGTGTGCGGGCACCCAGCAATTACGAGAAAGAATTAGCCGTGTTTTGGGCGACGTTATTACGCCAGATCATCATAAACAAGCCGAGAAAAGTGGCTTGGAAAGGTGTCACCTTGAGGCGGCATTAAACATTAAGCCGGGGCATACGCTTGGCATTATTGATGCACTATTGGTTCATAAGATGGCCAGGGCTTTATTGCCGCTGGTGGATGCTGGCGATACAAGCGAGGGTGAAGTATGAGAGTTGCAGATCACATCAAACACCTTGAAAGAATTATCGAAAACGGTGAACTCTTAAGAGATCAGATGAGACGCACGGCAGAAGTCAGAGAGGCGATAATCCGCAGTCAGGCTGGTAAATTAAAGCAATTGTCAGAGATTAACGCGCTATACAAGAACAGACGTAACCGGGCGGCGCTTCGGCTTCAGAAAGCACGTAATGAAATTAAATTGGTGGAGGCAAAACTGAAAAAACAGATTCAGCGTTACGATCAGCAAGATGCTTTTTATGCCGCCATCAAGGCGGCTGCTAATGAAATAGGCATCTGGAAGTTGCTGGTGGAGAAAGCAAAGACGAAGTTAAATGCCAACGAAAGCTGAACTACAGGTACCCACCAGCACATACAGAAAATGATTGTTTCCACATCAAGGAGATTTTAATGTTTCACTGAACATTAAGTAAGCCAGTGCATAATTCCATTTTTTACTGACCTTAAAAGCAAAATCAAAACGATGATGAGGATGATCGCCAGAATCTGGCTAATAACAGGCGCATCTAAAAATGCACTCAGGAACTGAAAAAAAGCAGTCATTAAGGTGGTTCCTTGTCAAATGTAAAGGAGCACTTGCTCACGTTGACGTAGAAACCCAACCCCTATATAGTTGGATTCGGTGAAAGAAAGTCGTTAACGTGAGCTTACGGCACATGTTTTCGGAACAACATCAGGGAACGGCTAATTCCTTGATGCGGATGGGGTCTGTAATGCAGACCCTATCTATTAACGTCATGATTGCATCTCAAATTTTCTCCTTATCTTCAATTAATCTACATTCATTTCATCTGTTAGCCACCACAATATGTAGAAAATGGCCCTCTTGCAAGTGCATAACTTTGTGGATAACTCAGGAAGGAAAAAGTGGCTTTCGCGCACCTTCGGTCAGACAAGGTGTCCGGGAAAGTCAACGCAAAGAAAAAAATTGTTAAAAATAACGTTTGTTGGAATTGTATATTTTTATCCCCTTCAATGGTTAGCATTCTATTAACATCTTTTTTTAGAGACAGAAAAACATATCGTAACAACATATATACAGTATTAAGAGGCGAGTATTATCCTGCGGTGGGAATTCTGGTCGCTGTTAGATTCGACTTTCTCAGCAGGATTACATCGTCAACTTGCGACGTTGCCGTATGTCTTTCGTGTAATAGGTGACAATGATGCGGCTAGTGAGTTACTTGTGAAGTTTTTCGGAAAAGGTTTTGTGGCCTCGGATCTTGATGAGCTACAGCAACATGAAGTGTCTAATTTGATTTTTAGCCATAGCCAATAAGCCTCCCTCCTCCATCAAGGCCACAATTTGTGACCTTAAACAATTTGTTTTCTGCTTTTTCTTATTTGAGAAAATAACGTTGTTGACAGCTAATAGGCTCGTTGTTGTTATACATGCCTGTATAGATTATGACCGTAAATTATTAGTGGATTTTAAGCCATATTCACCGTTGTAGAAATTACTCATGTTCCATTCATTAGGAAGTTCTTTTCTGTCCAATGTATAGTGGCGCACGATATAACGATCTTCATCTTCTTCGATGGACAGGCGGACATAGCCAATGTGGATCACCGATACGGGCGGTGTTCGTATTGCATAGATGTCGCGGAGATATACCGGTAGCTCGACAAATGCATCAGGTGCATCTGTGATGCTCGTTTTTTCACAGTATTCATATAACGCATCGTTGATATCGTTAAGAGATTCATGATCGTATATTTCCAGGTAATTACCGCGATCGCGATGGTACTCGATTTTAGCCATTCAAAATCCCCTGTTATCGTTTTGCATTTCTCTAATCCGGTTCAGAACTACTTCATGCTGGGCTTGGATAGCGGCTTTTTCGTTTTCAAGTCGGGCAATAGACATCTCTAATTCTTTGCTGTACCAGGCGAGTTGGGCCAGGTTCATCCGGTTGTGGTCGAGAGTTGGAGACACTTCGACGCGATCCCTTTCTTCCTGCTTTAATGAGAAGAGATTCATCTCATCCCTAGAGGAAAATTCAGCAACAATTTCTTGTTGATGATCCGGTCGCTGCGGCATCCTCGCCAGTATAAATGGCGGTTCTTTTGAAAACATGAATGTCGGTTCAGACCGTGTTTTTACCCAGCTTGCCTGCTGTCTTTCGGCAAGTTCACAGGCTTCATCATAGTTATCTGCCAAACAAAGCACGGATGGACGGTCCCACGCCCCACCATTCAGACAATAAACTACAATTTTCCCGTCAGGTTGTGTAACCCCATATGGATGGTCCCACCAGGCGTCCAGCTGAGCTTTAGAGCGTTTCTCGTTAGGAGTGCAGTCAAAATTTTTGGGCAATACAGGAGCGAGAGGAATGCGATTAGGCATAGCTAATTCCTTATTAACTGATTGGCAACGAGGTTACGCTGATCCGTTGGTGATGAATAGTAGCAAAGAGCACAAAATCATCAGCGGTGGTTGATGTACGTAACGCGTTTGCACCAAAGGTGTCTCTTTAATGTATACTGTATAAATGAACAGTATTATTGAGGTGAAAACGCTATGGGCTTCCCTTCTCCTGCGGCGGATTATGTTGAAAGCCGAATTTCTCTTGATCAGCAACTAATCAGGCATCCATCAGCAACCTACTTCATGCGGGCAGCTGATAGCCATCACCGTGAGGGAATATTGCAGGGTGCTTTGCTGGTGGTTGATTCCTCGCTTACTCCGGTTGATGGTTCTCTGCTTGTGTGCGCTATGGAGGGTGAATATCGCATAAAGAGATACAGGAAGTATCCGCGCCAGCACCTGGAGGATTTAAGCACCGGGAAGAAAGAGGCGTTACCAGTAGATGACGATGGATACACGGGCAGTAATGCTGTTTTTGGTGTGATCACTCATGTCATCAATGATGCCCGAAGTGGGGAATTTGATGATTGTCCGGTTATTTAAGCTGCAAAGTGCTGGTGCTTTATGCCTGTGAAGTTTATAATTGTGTACACATAACGAGTACACGAGGTGTTTATGCAATCCATTAACTTCCGTACCGCGCGTGGCAACCTTTCTGAAGTGCTCAACAATGTTGAAGCCGGGGAAGAGGTTGAAATCACCCGCAGAGGCCGTGAGCCAGCAGTAATTGTCAGCAAGGCTACTTTCGAAGCCTACAAAAAAGCGGCGCTGGATGCTGAATTTGCATCCCTGTTTGACACCCTGGACTCCACCAACAAGGAACTGGTTAACCGATAATGAGGCATATATCACCGGAAGAACTTATTGCGCTTCATGATGCGAATATAAGCCGCTACGGCGGCCTGCCGGGAATGTCAGATCCGGGTAGGGCAGAGGCCATTATCGGGAGAGTTCAGGCCAGAGTTGCCTACGAAGAGATCACCGACCTTTTCGAAGTCTCCGCCACCTACCTGGTGGCTACAGCGAGAGGGCATATATTCAATGATGCCAATAAGCGTACCGCGCTAAACAGTGCGCTGCTATTTCTACGCCGTAACGGGGTGCAGGTATTTGATTCACCTGAACTGGCAGACCTTACTGTAGGCGCTGCGACTGGCGAGATATCTGTATCTTCTGTCGCCGACACGTTACGTAGATTGTATGGTTCTGCGGAGTAGATTAATGGCACGCAAATACAACAAATTGTCCCGTGAAGCGTTAAAGATGCTTCTTGATGGCGTGAGTCGCCGCAAGGTAAAGCAATACCTGGTTGGTAAGCAAATTGGAGTCAGGACCGCTATTGCTGTGTTATGCCGTCAGGAAATGGTTGTGCTTAAACAGAGAATGCCGGGCAGCAGATAAAGCCCAATCAGTGATTAAAGGTGTGATGTGAAAGCCGTAATTACTCCCTTTGTACAGAAAGAGCTTGGCCTCGCCACGTTCAAAGTGGATCAGGAGGTCAGAAAGCTGGTGGAGGCTGGCCGTAAATTTATCATGGAGCCGGTGCCGCGTGAGTTAATCGAGCACATGGAAGACGGCCTCGTTGTTACCGAGCAAACCATGGCAACAAATGAGGCGTTGCAGCCGTTTTTTAACAGCGATGAACTGTTTCGCCGTATTGGTGGAATTGACGCGCTGGTGGCGTGGTTGCGTAGGAAAGAGGGTCAATGCCAGGCCGCAGATCGTAGTTGGTGTGACAACCATATTGTCCACGCTGAACGAGACAATAGCGCGGTGTTGTTGTGCTGGCATCACGATAACCATTACCGGATGCGTGGTTTTAATGAGCTGAAAGAAACGCTGCACAATAATCGCGTTAACTGGATACTGGATGTCGCCCGTCAGGAAATGGGCCTTTCAAATAGCCATGATTTAAGTATTCAGGAGCTGTGCTGGTGGGCTTTCATGCGCAACATGATGCACCTGATGCCGGAAGAAGTCTGCCGCATATCAATAAATAAGATGAAGGCTACTCCGCAGGATAGCGGACCTCTGAAAGAGGCGGATATTCGCCCGTATGACGATCGCGCTACAGCATATGTTCAGATGATGGAAGAACGCGCCGCGCCGATGCGTGCAAAAGTATGCCCTGTGGATGTTGACTCCGACCCAGGTATGGCGCATTTCAAAATACCAAAACTTCAATCGCTAAAATTGCCCGAGTACATGGACTTTGTGGCTTCCCGTCCATGCTGTGGCTGTGGAGCTGCGGGAGCTGGCGCTCACATTACGCCTTATATCGTTCGTCATAGTCGATTATGCGCGCATGACATTTATGCTATTCCTCTGTGCCAGTCATGCCAGCGTGATATTGAGCGTGACCGCGATAATTGGGAGAAGACGCACGGTAGGCTGGCGATGCATCAACGATTGTTCTTTGATTACGCGCTTGGAGTCGGCGCTATCACAAGTCACTCGTCGAGCGTTAGATAAAATTGCTCTAATGTATTGCTATTTCTTTAATCGAGGGTATTATATTCCACGTTGATTAGTTGACATGGGCTAATCAGTAGGTGACAGGATGTTACTTAACTGGCAGGGACGCCACTTCATGGAAATAAATCACTCACGAATAACATCGTACGAGATTGCGGATTACATGATCCGCACTAAATCTCTTCTATCAGCGAAAGAACTCGCAGCAATTCTTGAAAAGGAATACCCGCATCTGGATGTCGATAAGCGCGATGTTTATCTGCGCTTAAAGGCTATCGCTGTGTCTAAGTATTCGTCTGTTTTGATTGATGACAGTACACGCCCACGTAGATTTCAGATCCACTCTCTGAATCCTGAATTCTTTCGCCGTAGCCGCGCTCCGCGCCGGTTTGATGAAAAACTCCAGAACGAACTCTATATGACGCAGGACGAAAAGGAACGCCGGGAGCACCAGCCTTGGGTAATGGCGCGTCAACTTTTCAATAAGGTGGCCCGTCAGCACCGTCATTACGGTAATGCCACATCCGCACGTATCTGATTGATTGCTTGCCCGTTCCGGGCCTTTTGACATGTGACTTTCGTTACCCTCGCGTCAAAAAGAGTTTTTACGAAAGGAAGCATAAGTGACCTGGGACGATCACAAGAAGAATTTTGCTCGCCTGGCGCGAGATGGTGGTTACACCATCGCACAGTATGCCGCCGAGTTTAATCTTAACCCTAATACTGCACGTCGTTATCTCCGTGCCTTCAAAGAAGACACCAGGACAGCGGACAGCCGCAAGCCAAATAAGCCAGTCAGGAAGCCACTAAAAAGCATGATCATTGATCACTCTAATGATCAACATGCAGGTGATCACATTGCGGCTGAAATAGCGGAAAAACAAAGGGTTAATGCCGTTGTCAGTGCCGCAGTCGAGAATGCGAAGCGCCAAAATAAGCGCATAAATGATCGTTCTGATGATCATGACGTGATCACCCGCGCCCACCGGACCTTACGTGATCGCCTGGAACGCGACACCCTGGATGATGATGGTGAACGCTTTGAATTCGAAGCTGGCGATTACCTGATAGATAACGTTGAAGCGCGGAAGGCCGCGCGCGCTATGTTGCGTCGGTCCGGGGCCGATGTTCTGGAAACCACTCTTCTGGAAAAGTCTCTTTCTCATCTCCTTATGCTGGAGAACGCCAGGGATACGTGTATTCGTCTGGTGCAGGAAATGCGCGATCAGCAAAAAGACGATGATGAAGGGACTCCGCCTGAATATCGTATCGCGAGCATGCTAAACAGCTGTTCCGCGCAGATAAGCAGCCTGATCAACACCATTTACAGCATCCGGAATAACTATCGAAAAGAAAGCCGGGAGGCGGAAAAGCACGCTTTATCTATGGGGCAAGCTGGCATTGTTAAGCTGGCATACGAACGAAAGCGTGAAAATAACTGGTCAGTGCTGGAAGCAGCTGAATTCATCGAGGCGCATGGCGGAAAAGTGCCGCCCCTGATGCTGGAGCAAATCAAAGCCGATCTGCGTGCTCCTAAGACCAATACCGATGATGAGGAAAGGCAAACAGCCGTCGGTGGCCCTTCTCTTGAAGATCTGGACAAAGTTGCGCGAGAACGGGCCGCCAACCGCCGCGCCGATGCCGCATTGTGGATTGAGCAGCGTAGGGAAGAAATCGCCGATATCGTTGATACAGGCGGTTATGGAGATGTTGATACTGAAGGTGTATCAAACGACCCATGGCTGGAACAAGACCTGGACGAAGACGAGGAGGAAGACGAAGAAGTTACCCGCAAGCTATACGGGGATGATGATTAATGGCCAGAAGTTGCGTAACGGATCCACGTTGGCGCGAGCTGGTGGCGCTATATCGTTATGACTGGATTGCTGCCGCTGATGTTTTGTTCGGCAAAACACCTACCTGGCAGCAGGATCTGATTATTGAGTCTGTGCAGGAACAGGGTAGCAAGACATCTGTTTCGTCTGGTCACGGTACCGGGAAATCAGACATGACTTCTATCATGATCATGTTGTTCATAATCATGTATCCCGGTGCCCGCGCCATTATCGTTGCGAACAAAATTCAGCAGGTAATGACCGGTATATTCAAGTACATCAAGATAAACTGGGCTACTGCCACCAGCCGTTTTCCATGGCTTGCTGATTATTTTGTTCTGACAGAAACCGCTTTCTATGAGGTTACTGGTAAAGGTGTATGGACTGTAGTACCGAAGGGCTTTCGTCTGGGAAGTGAAGAAGCTCTCGCCGGTGAACACGCAGATCATCTTCTGTATATTATCGATGAAGCCTCCGGTGTCAGTGATAGAGCTTTCGGTATCATCACCGGTGCTCTTACCGGACAGGATAACCGCATCTTATTACTGTCACAGCCTACACGCCCAAGCGGCTATTTCTACGATACTCACCATAAACTGGCCAAGCGTCCTGGTAACCCTGATGGCGTTTATACGGCGATCACGCTTAACAGTGAGGAATCACCGCTGGTAACGCCAGCATTTATCAAAATGAAGCTGGCGGAGTACGGCGGGCGTGATAACCCTATGTACATGATTAAGGTACGCGGACTATTCCCTAAATCACAGGATGGCTTCCTTCTTGGACGTGATGAGGTTGAACGTGCGACGCGGCGGAAAGTCAAGATTGCCAAAGGATGGGGCTGGCTTGCATGTGTGGACGTTGCTGGTGGTACGGGACGGGATAAGTCCGTTATCAATATCATGATGGTGTCCGGCCAGAGAAATAAACGCCGTGTAATCAACTATCGAATGCTGGAATACACAGACGTTACAGAAACGCAGCTTGCCGCCAAAATTTTCGCAGAATGTAATCCTGAGCGATTCCCAAATATCACCATAGCGATAGACGGCGATGGGCTGGGTAAAGCAACGGCGGATCTGATGTACGAGTATTATGGTATTACCGTACAGCGTATACGCTGGGGTAAAAAGATGCATAGCCGTGAAGATAAGAGCCTGTACTTTGATAAACGTGCTTATGCCAACGTTCAAGCCGCAGAGGCCGTAAAATCTGGTCGTATGAGACTGGATAAGGGTAATGAAACTATTGAGGAAGCGTCGAAAATCCCTGTAGGGATTAACTCCGCAGGTCAATGGAAGGTGATGAGTAAGGAGGATATGAAGAAAAAACTCAACCTGCACTCACCAGACCATTGGGATACATATTGTTTCGCTATGCTGGCGGATTATGTTCCCCAGGATGAAGTGCTTAGCGTCGAAGACGAAGCGCAGGTTGATGAAGCTCTGGCATGGCTTAATGAATAACTCATTGACCATGCCGGATGGAAACTATTGCGCGCTTTCGGGGTTGTCGTTTACTGGCTGCCCTTTCTTAGTTTTACGGCTGCGCGTAACTGATGCGGCTGATTTGACCTTTTTCTCTTCGCGAGTGATGGCAATTTGTTTTTTTACATTTTCAATATCTGCCAGGCGATATATTTTTGCCTGCGGCCAGCGGTCGCAGATGATCGGTTCTATAGAGTCATAAAGGCTAAATTTTGCTTTCTCGAATTCACCGTTGATGATAATTCCATCACGGAGAGTTTCATCGCAGATAAACACACCACATAGCGGCACATGGTAACTAACTGATTTACCATCATTGTAGTTAGGGCTACTAGAAATGTAATGGACGCGCAGCATTGTTTCGCTAAAGCCGTGTACGCGCATACGGAATTTTTCATCCTCCGGGTACTGCTTCATTAGCTCTTTTGTTGCTTCCAGGTTCTCTATGTATTTCGCACTGTGCTCATTGATCCCTGCGCTTTTCTGGATGCGAATGTCCTTATCAATCAGATGAATAATGCGGCCAGCGGTCATGTTGACGCTGTTCACAGCTTCTGTCTGATAAGTCGTAACCTTACGCACACCGCGAAGGATGTTAGGTACTGGATATAAAATAGTCTTTGGGATATTGAGGTCTGGGTACTGTTCCAGTTCCCGCGCCATTAAAGTCCATTTATCAATTTCAGCCTGAATGCTGTCAGTTTCTTTGAACGGCAGAACGACAACCGGGCGTACAGGACGACCGTCGCTGGCGGCATCAACGTGTTGGGCGCGTGCAACAGCTTTTTTTAGAAAGAGATCCCTGAAGCTGACGAACTCCTGGTACAGTTGTTCGCCGTAGACATAATTTATCATTGATCCTCCTCCAGAATTGACATGGCCAACAACTCACAGCGGATTACACTGGGAGTTGTTGGCCACCATTATAGAAGGATCCAACGAAAATAATAGATTTATTAGTGCATTTATTGTGAGTCTGGCTGGTTAGTGGCCATGAGATATTCGATTGTGTCAGTGAGATCATCCAGGTCGTCTTGGGTGATGCGGTACTCCTGATTGGATATCTTTGAGTAGTGTTCAGCAATGGCGCGGGCAGCGTCGGTTTCGGCGGGGTCTACAGATAAAGCGTTAGAGCAATGTCTAACGTCGTCGATGGTTGGTGGAATGAAAGCCATAATTATGCCTCACTGTATTGACAACACAGAGCCTGAAGCTCTGACCTACTGTTTCACCCATGATCCATGCTGGGGTAATCTAACAACATTGCGCTGTGTGTAAGATGAGCAATGCATAGCTGTAATGCCGTTGTATAAGGTTTCCCTGTTTGCTCATTTCCTTCTGAGCCGCTCTACAACGCTGAAGACACATTAAATAGTGAATCCAAAGTCGTATTACGAAACGGCGGCAAAACTATAATTTATTAGAGCAATTGTCAAACAACTATGAAAAACAATCCAGTTTTTGGCTGGTGGAGTGGGATTTTTCTCTCAAAATTTATTGCTCTAATAATTCTTGATTTTTATGCGCAGCTGGACGTAAACTCCTCTTCAGACCTAATAACTTCGTATAGCATACATTATACGAAGTTATCTTAAGGGTTATTGAATATGATCAATTTACCTGTAAATCCATACAGTTCAATACCTTATCAGGTCAAATAGTGATCACTTGATCATTTGATCAAGGTTGCGCTACGTAAAATCTGCGAAATGTTGGCAGTGTTAGTGCTCCAGATTTCGCGTAGCGCACTTAGCACCACCAATCAATCAGAGGTGAAAAATGGGATATTCAGCTGCTAAAGTGTCCACTCATATTGAGCTTGAGAAAAACCGTGGTTACTGGCGGGCAAAAGGGTTTGATCGTGATAGTTGTCAACTGTCATTATCGCGCGGTGAAGAGAAAATAGAACGCACGCGCGGTCGCTGGCGTTTCTATGACGAGAACCATAAACAGGTAAAGGCAGAGCCGATCCTGTACACTTTACTTAAAACCATTATCTGAGTGTTAAATGTCCAATTTACTGACCGTACATCAAAATTTGCCTGCATTACCGGTCGATGCAACGAGTGATGAGGTTCGCAAGAACCTGATGGACATGTTCAGGGATCGCCAGGCGTTTTCTGAGCATACCTGGAAAATGCTTCTGTCCGTTTGCCGGTCATGGGCGGCATGGTGCAAGTTGAATAACCGGAAATGGTTTCCCGCAGAACCTGAAGATGTTCGCGATTATCTTCTATATCTTCAGGCGCGCGGTCTGGCAGTGAAAACTATCCAGCAACATTTGGGCCAGCTAAATATGCTTCATCGTCGGTCCGGGCTGCCACGACCAAGTGACAGCAATGCTGTTTCACTGGTCATGCGACGGATCCGAAAAGAAAACGTTGATGCCGGTGAGCGTGCAAAACAGGCGCTGGCGTTCGAACGCACTGATTTCGACCAGGTTCGTTCACTCATGGGAAATAGCGATCGCTGCCAGGATATACGGAATCTGGCATTTCTGGGGATTGCTTATAACACCCTGTTACGTATAGCCGAAATTGCCAGGATCAGGGTTAAAGATATCTCACGTACTGACGGTGGGAGAATGTTAATCCATATTGGCAGAACGAAAACGCTGGTTAGCACCGCAGGTGTAGAGAAGGCACTTAGCCTGGGGGTAACTAAACTGGTCGAGCGATGGATTTCCGTCTCTGGTGTGGCTGATGATCCGAATAACTACTTGTTTTGCCGGGTCAGAAAAAATGGTGTTGCCTCGCCATCATCCACCAGCCAGCTATCAACTCGCGCCCTGGAAGGGATTTTTGAAGCAACTCACCGATTGATTTACGGGGCTAAGGATGACTCTGGTCAGAGGTACCTGGCCTGGTCTGGACACAGTGCCCGTGTCGGAGCCGCGCGAGATATGGCCCGCGCCGGAGTTTCAATACCGGAGATCATGCAAGCTGGTGGCTGGACCAACGTAAATATTGTCATGAACTATATCCGTAACCTGGATAGTGAAACAGGGGCAATGGTGCGCCTGCTGGAAGATGGCGATTAGCCATTAACGCGTAAATGATTGCTCTAATTCTTTGATATTTATGGTGACATATGAGAAAGAATTTCAACATCGACGGAAAATATGTAGTGCTGTCAGTGAGCACTAATATTCAGTCGCCAGCCGTCATTGTCACTGTAAAGCTGAGCGATAGAATGCCTGATATTGACTCAATATCCGTTGCGTTCCCTGTCAGAAGTATGCGTAGTGCTGAACATTTCGTGATGAATGCCACCGAGGAAGAAGCACGGCGCGGTTTTGCTAAAGTGATGTCTGAGTTTGGCGAATTTTTGGGGCACGTTGACAAAGCCCTCTCAATCAGTTCAGCAAGGTCCAAAGCATTAACAGCTTCCATGATGAAATAAAAAAAGCCTGGCAAGGAGCCAGGCTGCACAAAAGAGCGGGTTTGTATTCCGCATCCAATCAATCAAGAAGGAGTATAGCACACAGGTACTGAAGTGAAAAAATGTGATTCGCGATAAACAAAATCTCTACCATTGCTCTAATTGATTGCTATAATTGAGCCGCAGTTTTTGTCAACTACGAAGACGTTGCCATTACTTAACTCCTTGACATCATTGGCGGCCATCAGGCCGCCTTTTTTTTGCCATATGAAAACAATCGAACAAAAAATTGAACAGCACCGTAAGTGGCAGAAGGCAGCCAGAGAACGAGCGATCGCTCGGCAACGGGAGAAGTTGGCTGATCCGGCCTGGCGAGAATCTCAATATCAGAAAATGCGGAATACTATCGACCGCCGTATCGCTAAACAGAAAGAGCGCCCACCAGCCAGCAAAACGCGGAAAAGCGCGGTAAAAATAAAATCTCGTGGCTTGAAGGGACGAACACCGACGGCGGAGGAGCGGCGCATAGCCAATGCTCTTGGCGCTCTCCCCTGCATTGCCTGCTATATGCATGGAGTAATATCTGAAGAGGTGTCTCTGCACCATATCTCCGGTCGTACCGCGCCTGGTTGTCACAAAAAGCAATTGCCACTTTGTAGATGGCACCACCAGCATGCAGCACCGGCTGAAGTAAGAGAAAAATACCCCTGGCTGGTCCCTGTTCATGCCGATGGTGTGGTTGGAGGCAAGAAAGAATTCACCTTGCTGAACAAGTCAGAGATGGAGTTGCTGGCTGACGCCTATGAGATGGCAAACAGCATGCACTAATAAATATATTATTTTTAATCTGAAATAATTGACAACTGACAAGTGACTTCAGTCAGAATCATCACATGCCCGGTACGGATGGATCCCTTTTCAAATATTCCATGGACGGCACAGTCTGAGTACCGGGCGCTACCTTCAGTTGTATTGCTAAGCCGCCGCTGGTGGCTTTTCTTTTTTATAAGGGGCGCTATGGATAAGAAAATATGCGTTGTTTCGATGAGCGTCGGCAAACCGGCGTCAATGACTGCCGCATGGATCAACAATGAGCTGATAATGGCTGAGCGGACCAGCTACCCTGAACGCCGCCGCGATATGGAACTCCAGCTGCTGCGCGAATTGCGAGAAAAAGAGGAAAAGGGTTTTATCGTGCTGGTGGAAGAGGAAAACAGCTTTATTACGGGTCGAGTTGGCCAGCGTGTAAGGTTGCGCGATCCCTTCATGAACGGCAGGCCGGTACTAATTGAAGCAATGCAGATTTACAAGGAGCTGGAACGCCAGAAAGCGATCAAGTTACCGCGCAAAGAATCCGGCAAATACATCCTCCACCAAAGCATCTTCGATTCCGAACACGACAAAAAAGGCGATGAATTTTTCAACATCAACTGGAGCGAAATAACGACAGAGCACGTTCTGTCGTTGTTATGCTGCTTCGCAACGGAATATAACAACGTTGCAAGCGCCGACTACATCAGGGCAATGGCTGGAGAAGTTGAGGCCCGCCAGGAACCATCGTTACTAAGCCCTCTGATTAACATAATTCGCGGAACCCAATGTCTAGCCGACAAGCGAGTTCCTCAAGGCTTACTTACCGGCAAAGAAAACTATTTATAATTAATTACGTCAGTAGCCAATAGAGATTTTTGTTGTGGAACAAAAATATATATTTTACAATCTAGTAACTTTGGGTGGAGGATTATTACAATGATGAATATTAAGCCGCTGAAAATTAGGAACAAGGTCATGAAGCCTCATAAAGCATCATTAAACCCTGACCTAACCGCAAGGAATGTACTTACATACAGTCATTGGGATTTTGTCGAACTCTGGTTAAAGCGAAACGAAAAAGATGAGGCTCTTTTTTATTGGGAGCAAGCAAAAGTATTTAATCAGGCGGCCAATGGTTTACCCAACCAATCAGCCCCACTTTTGCACTATTATTCATTCATGAATGCAGTAAAGGCGTTACTTTCATCTCGCAATATAAACTTCAAACAGCATCATGGTGTTGCTAGGGGTGAAAATGCAGCCCAAATTGATAACTTATCTGATATAAAAGTAAAAATAAAAAATGAGGGTATACTTCCGTCTTTTTCAAAATATATTGACGGCACCTCTCATGAGGGGGTGTACAATATAAAAAACCTTTTTTCTGGATTGCCATATATTCATCGTACATATTGCCTTACTTATGATGTAACTGATGATATATTTATTCCACTGATCGATGCTGAGTTCGTTTTGAATGAGTCAGACAATAGCCTGTTTTTCACTGCGATTTTATCCAAGGATTTTCGGTTCGACACAGTTTTCGACATTCTACCGCCAGCGTTCGAATTGTTTGAAAGAGAAAAGTACAAAATAAAATCAGTAGAATCATTACTTGATTTTAATGAAAATCAATCGTCCAACATGCCGCAATTAACTGAATTTCATCAAAAAATAAGAAGAAATCTTTACTATATCAATGGCGCAGAGACTCTTTGGTATCTCAAACGTAAAAACAATCAATCTGAGCATACTTCTGTTTCAATATCGCCATTGGTTATAACCCTAGCAGCTATGCATCGATTAAGTGAGCTATGTCGGTATGACCCACTTAAGCTAAGACAGTTACTAAATGAAAAAGAAAACTGGATTATTGCTGAATTTATTCAACAATCTCCGTCACAGTTTATAGATGCAATTTCATCTGAAATTACTGGACACCAATTTCTTATCCCAAACGTAAGGTCTGCTTCTTAATGAATATATATATCGCATGCGCTTTAACTCATGTTCCAAGGGAAATTTTCCATGAGTACAGTAATTGGATTCACAGCCTTGCAAAAGGTTTATCTCAAAATAACAACGTAAAATATGCTTTGATAAATAGTGACCCAGAATTATCAAAGCGCCCTGAAAGTAACAAATCTAGACTTTGTTACATTTGGGACAGAGATATGGTTGAGAAATCTGATGTAATAATTGCAGAATGTAGTTTTCCATCAACAGGGCTAGGAATAGAGTTGCAGATTGCTGAACAGAAGAACATTCCTGTAATCATCTGTTATAAAGATTATGGGATAAATAAAACTAAAACCATTGAATACGTGAATCCAGATGAGACTACCCATAATCTACAAGTTGGCGAGGGTTTCATTTCTCATATGGTATTAGGACTACCAAACATCCTTGATGTCATATTATGTAAAGATATTGATAACACATGCAGGAAGCTAAAAATACTGTTAGATATGATTAACCATAATTAAAAATTAACACCCACTTAAGATGTCTAAACCAGCCCGGTATTAACCGGGCTAGACAAACTTAATCAGCATTCAGGAGCAATGCATTATCTATGATGATTTGCTCCCATTCTTCGAATGCCCGGTCGCGGACGCCCTGGGGAACGCTGTTAGTTTTGAAATCGACGACCGTACGCCATTTCCCGTCCGGGCGGTACATGCGCAGAGCTTTACTTCCCCCTTCCCTGCGCACCTCAACGTTATGCTTATCAGCAAACTCTTGTAATGCTCGTAGCGTCCCATGCTTTACTGTGTAGTATCGCTTTTTCAAGTTTTCTCTCCAGCCTGTGCCAAGGCTTCAACTTCCAAATCGTAAGACTCAAACTCATAGTCCTGGTCGTCAACTTCTTCAGGCACTGGCAGTAAATGCCAGGCTGAGTATATCTGACCATTATCAAAACGCTCCTGGCTGTAGAGCGTCGCGGCTATGAGTGTTAGCGCCGGGCGGTCATAACGGTAAATTTTGCGAACGTCACGGTCAACGAGACGACCGAAATTACCATAACCGCGCTCCAGTAATAATTTTTTAATTTCCGGCCAGTATGGACCATAGCTGCGGTACAGGCGGGGATTTTTCAGTAATCGCCCGCGTAGCCCTGACAGGAAGAAATCAACGTATTCGTCTTCTGTCTTTCCTAACAACGCTGTACGGAGTACCGCCTCAAGATATGTTTTATTCGGTTTTATTGTATCAGATAGTGTGGCCATATTATGCGACGCCCGGCGAACCGGGCGCTCCTGTTATGCGTATTGTTGGATGACGGCCAGAACGTCCGCCACGTTGTGTTTTGTCTCGATAATCCACCAGTTACCTGGGAAGTCGCTGTTCTTCGCCTTCGCTGGCAACCAGCGAGCGCCGAATTTCGCCTTGATTGCGTCTTTCGCACGGAAAAGAACCCCTTTCATGCCGGAGGCTTCCTGAAGCCCAAATACCTCGCCAGCGGCGAATTTTGGTGCGTACATCATCTTCAGGTCGGCGGTGGATACGCGATAATTCAGACCAAGAGACTGAGCTATGCTGGTGGCATCACCCTGTATTGATGATAACTCTTCTTGTTTCTCGTTTCTGGCAGCAATTTCTTCCTCCGTGATGTTGCCAAGGGCCAGGTTTATCCGATCAGCGTCTGCCTGTTTCTCTTCATCGGTGCGCCCGGCAAGTACCGTGTTAATTCTGTGCAATATCTCCACATGATTCTTGCGCATGCTGAGCAATTCCGGCGTAACCTCGTTAAGGTCCACCAGCCCAAGGATGGCAAGGTCGGTAAACATTGATACCAGGTTGTAGGTCATGCGATAGCTGAGTTGCCCATAGGCTGATGGCAACTGCACCGCATCCATTTTATAGGCATCCATAAATTTAGAGCCGTCGTTTACGACATCCGCAATTGCCGGTGTGATTTTTCCTGTGGTGGCGGCCTCCCTGATTGCTGTTACCCACGATTGAGTCAGCGCGGCGACTGCATGATTCAGATTGACTTTCCGTTCTGCTGCAATGCGCGCGCTTGCTGCGTCCATTGCCTGCTTGATCTCGTCTTTATTGCTGTAAATGCCAATGGTGCCAAACTGTGCTGTGGTGATCTCATAATCTGACGCCCGGAACTCATTGGTACCGAAAATGGCATTGGTGACTTCAAGTTCAGAATCCCCGTTACGAGTAGCCCCCTGGCTTGTTTTCTCCGGCATTCTGGCGATCGCATCCGCTATTTTCTCCTGAATTGCTTCAGGGGATAGCGTATCTCCGTATGACGCGATTACATCGCCATAATTGGAGCCAAACAGTTCAACCAGGAATGCTTCTGCCGAACGGATCTGGCGGTTATTCCCTTCCGACATCATACCAAGCACCCATTTTGCAATTGACGACTTCAGCGCGCCGTCACGGCGATCCGGGTAAACCGCATGCTTCAGTGGGTCCGTATAGGTACCAACAAAATCAATGCTATAGCCTGACTCTGTAGTCTGAACGCCGTATGAGTCAGTGATTTTGATCATGCCGCGCTGCTGGAAACGGTAGAAATCGTCACAGGAAACGATGTCGTTAATCCCGGCGATGGAGACGCCACCACTGATTTTCTGCATAACAGCATCTTCATCGGGAGTTACATCAACCTGTTTATCCAGCGTCTTCACATCCCAGTTACCAGATTTGGTGCCTTTGAAGGTGAAGATGATCTCCACGTCTGCGCGCTGGCTGTCGAAGTCCAGCGACTTAATGCGAACGATATCACCGGCACAATCGTAGTATTGGCCTACACGCCATGAGCGATCGCCGATAACAAGGAACTCACTCGCATGGTTAACCAGGTCAGGATCAACATCCAGAATGCCTTTATTTAATGCATCCTCCACCAGCGGGCGCAGGCGTTTGATATCCGTCGCGGCCTTCTGAGTACGGTTCAATAATTTCTCATAGCGGGAGATGGCTTGAGAGATATTAGCCTTGCGCTGAATGGCGCTTTTCAACGACGCGCGATACTGTGCTAACAACATACGGTCTGTGTGATGGACACTCCCCCAGCGTGCCTTCCAGTCTGCGTTATCCGCTGCCTTGGCCATTGCCGCCTGTTTGAATTTAGCTACCTCGGCGGTGGTCTTTTCAAGTTCCGCTTTGCTTCGCTCTAATTCAGCGGTAAGCACCTCCACATCCTCACCAGCTGCGTGCTGCGCCTTGATGTAGTTCTGAAGGTCGATAGTAGCCTGTTCTTTCTGGCGAGCGCGTTGCGCGGCTTTCGCCTTATCCATTTGAACCTGCATCATTGCCAGACGTTCGCCATCATCCTTAGCGGTATACATCTGCATTTCGATCATATCGTTGGCGTCGGCGTTCTCCATTTCTGACTTATCTGAACGGAGGATATCGGAGATCCAGCCTGCTTTACGCTTCAGCGTCTTCAGTCGGTATTCATCGAAAGAACCCTTGCCGCAGTAGTAGTGAACGCGAACGCTTGCACGGTTGGAGCCAACTCGGGCACCGCGACCGTTTCGTTGCGCAATACTGGCTGGAGTCCATGGCAACGTCAGATGATGGATGTCAGTCGTTCCTCGATGCAGGTTGATACCCACCTCTGCCTTTTTGTTGCAGATGATGATCGGAGTCCGGCCCTCCTGGAAGTCGGCTGCAATCTTTTCCAGACCGCCCAACGACATTTCATTTTGCTGCGCGATATAGGCGTCATACAGAGCCATTTGCTCGTTGTATTTCGCTATCTGTGCATCTGTTGGTTCATCCGGTAACTCTTTCGGCGGTTTAACCGCTTTCAGTTTCTTACCGGTTTTACCTGCCTCGGCAACCGTCTGAGCATTCAGTATCCCCACCTTTGAAGGTTCAAGGTTAAGAGCATTGCAGATAATGCGCTTGAGCTTCTGGTGCTGCGTTTTTTCATCGGTGAAGATGATTTGCTTACCTTCCGGGAAAAACTCCTTCAGCGTGGCAATCAGCTTCGCGTATTTGGGCGTAACGGGGTGAGTTACGGTCTGTTCGTCAATGCCAAACCTGGCCAGGCGCTTATTCACTTCCTGCTCGAACGCTTCCGGAACCTGCAACTGAATAAACTCGCCCTTATCTATCAGGGAGTATTGCGATTGCTGCGTGATTGAATCATCACTGTCGTCGTCTTCGCTGGTGGCTTGTTTAGGCAAACTGTCTGCCAGCTGCTGCACCGCATCGGCGTACTCCGGCAGGAAACGATAGGTGATCCGGCGATAGTACAGGTCCATGTCAGTACATACGCGGTCCATATCCCTGATTATTGAGAAGATCGGACGGGCTTTCTCGTGCTCAATCACGCCGTCTTCATTGACCGAGGTCGTTACACCATTGTTGGCTTTGGCCGCCGCTTCCGCCTGCTGACGCAATTCTTCATACGCCGCCAGTTGTTCTTCAGTAAGTGGTGCATCCTGCTGGTGTTCGTCCAGTTCCGGGATCTCCACGGTATCCTTAACGTCTTCCGCCGTTTTAAGCGTTGTCCAGCGATGGAATATGCCGCGCAGCGCATCAAGGTTTTCAAAACCCACCAGCGCCATTTTTTCTTCAACTTCGCCGCTGATTTTCTGTACCGTTTCCAGCCTGGTCTTGCCGAAGAATTTTACGAAGTCATCAGGACTGTAGATCCCCATCTTCTGCCAGTATTCCTTCGGCAGAACATGAGAAAGCATGTTGTATGCATCGATCGGGGTGTTAACGACTGGTGTTGCAGTCAGGAGAACCGGTCCGCGCCCGCCATTCTTTTTCATCAAGTACGCGTTTTTGATTGCCATATCTCGCGCCGATTGCGCCACCGCGCTGGTGGGCAGATAGGCCAGCTGTGACGCTTCGCGACCATTTTTATAGCTATTGCGGTAGTTGTGGCCTTCGTCAGCAATCACGCTGTCGAAGCCCATATCCTCAAAGTACGGATACTTCTCTGCTTTTTCGGTACCGGTATCTGAATACTCCGACAATACCCGGCGACGCGCCGCCTCTTTGCGGTGGGAGTCGGAGTCCATTGCGCTGGCTACGCGCCCGGCGGCAACGAAGTCATAAAGCATGTCTTGTGCATGCTCATCTACGGTGTCATCACGTAGCGGAATGCGGGCGTATTGTTCTTTGGTAAACACGACTGCACGGTAATTTGAGTGCGGGATCGCGTTCATCCGCGCCGTGATAGTGGCTTCATCTGCCAGCTTAAGAGCATCGCGCATAACTGGAGTGCCATCAGTACCAAGAACAGGTTTACCGTTCTCATTGAGCACCGGCACCTGGCGAATCTGATCGCCATCCATCAGCACATCAAGACCGACGAACAAGTAGTTACTGAATGCCTCTTCACTCAGGAATTCTTTTGCTTCGTAATACCAATTTTCCAGCACTGATTTAGGCACTACATACGCAGTACGGGTGGAGCGACCGTTCTCATAGTTGAACGCCTCAAGCGCCAGCGCGGTCGTGGTTTTACCCAGCCCGGTGCCGAAGCCCAGGATGCCGCGCCCATCTTCGGACAGTCGGCGCACCTCGCTATTCTGGTAATCAAATGGCTGGCGCTTACCGCTTAATCCCTTCAACCCAAGCGGATCGCCAGAGTGTTCATACGGGATATTGCTATTGAACACATCGTTGTATTTGGCAACCAGCTCATCGTAGCGATCGTGCGTCTTGATCCACTTATTGAACTGGTCCTCAAGCAGTGCCATCTGCTCGCGGTAGCCGTTCGCCGTCGCGCTATCTTTGCCACCGATACGCGCACCATTGAGATACTTTTCCAGCTGTGCCGGGAACCCGGTCGCGTTTTCACCTGATTTACGGTCCCACTCGTAGCGAATCTCACCTGTTTCTTTATCCTTGCGCTGGACGACACCGTATCGGTGCCCGACGAACAGACCATCACCACCGTGATAGGTGTCAGAAACCATTTCGTCGCCTTCCAGCTGCACTGACTGCACATAGCGCAGATCCGGATAGCCGTTTTCCTGCAAAAATTCCAGAATGACGGAACGGTCGAACCAACGGCTATTGAGCTTAAACCGGATATTCTCTGCTGGCGTCTTGATGCGCTTCTCTTCGATAGCTGCCAGCTGATTAAGGACGTTGTTCTTTACTGGACCGTCGGGGAGTGTGGCGAGGAATTCCTGTTTTGGAGCCACTATCTCGTTAATGTCGCCGCTGGTGGCGCGGGCGAACGGAACAATCCCGCCATACGGTGAAACCGCAATACCAGGGGTGCTGGCCAATAAATTAAGCAACTCTTCATCACTGGCTGGCAGTTCGCCGGTAAACGCAAGGCGGAAATCATCGAGCTGGATTGGATCGCGGGGGAGATCGCTATAGAGATAACGCAGGGTGTCCTGATAGCTGGTGGAGTCATAACTTGCGCTGGAATCATGCGTAACCAGCTTCCCTGTCAGCTCGTCAGAAATAGTGCCATCCAGCTTAATTGCACCACGGAAAGCAAACCAGGCGCGCGCACCGCTCCCCGACAATTTCGCTATCGGACCGCGACCGGGGTTACCAAAACGGTCAATCTCTGCCTGCAAACGGGATACCAGAGAAAGGCGCTGCTGTTCGATTTGTTCAGCACTATGCCCGGCGGCCTTCATGTCCTGATATTCAATTAACATCCGGCCAATCATCGCCCCGCGATACAAGCGTTCACGGTATTTTTCAGGCTGGCTGTTAATCCAGTCCACCAGCTGCACCATATCGTCGCTGATTGATGTGGTGTACTTATCGCGGACATTTGCCATCTGGGTAAATGTCATGCCGAGACGGCCTTCTGTTGTAGTCAGGTTACGCTGAAGAGCCTCCCAGCTATCCGCGCCATAACTGGCAGCATCGATCTTAAGTTCCTTCCCGGCATCAGCTTCAATCCAGCGACCACCAGCATATTTTTGCCATACGCCATTAATCAGGCGCATTTCCCCTTCACCAACAACGTCTGCGGTCGGTGACGGTTCAGCCATATCGAGCAAAGACCAGTCGATACGGCTTTCGAAACGATGAATCAGCTTCGCTTTAAGAGCCTGGTTATCAATCTGACCGTCGGCACGAACCTCAATACGCCCCTGGAAGCCCTTTTCCTGGGTGCCATGAACAAACCGGCGGCCGTCCTTTTCAAACCACTTGCCAGAAATAAACGTTGGCCAAAGCACATTTGCCGATTCGAGAGTGCTTTCATCCACCAGGGGGATTTTCTCAGCCATCTCTGCCGGATGTTTGCGCATCAGCACCACATCAACAACTGTACTGGTCCCGTTTGCGTCAAAAGTACCGGTAGGCAAGCGGTGGGCACCAAGAAATTCAGCTTTCCGTGATAGGCGCAGGCGTAACCGCTTCATGTTTGAACCTGAAACAATGGACGGCGGCACAATCACGCACATGAATCCGCCTGGCTTTATCTTGTCCAGCATGCGGAGCATGAAGTAAGAACCCATGTCCGTTTCTTCTGCGTAAGGCTTATCGATGTTGCGTGTGTTATCACGACCACCGAACGGAACGTTACCCACAACATGGTCGAATGAATCGTTAGGCGTGCTTACAGCCAGTTGTTCGAACGGAGAAATCTGTACGCTGTCTTCCGGGTGCAACAGCTGGTTTATACGACCGGAAACACTGCTGATCTCAGTCGCGGTCATCACCGTACCAACCGGTTTTGTCTCATTAAAAACGCCGGTTCCCGCCGATGGTTCCAGAGTGTTACCTACGTCCGCGCCGTAGAGCTTCATGATCTCCCAGACACCTTCAGCGATCGGCTTTGGTGTGTAATATTCGGAGACGGACCCGCCAATGCCGCCTTCGCCGGTGTACCCAGCCAGGATCTGGCGCTGTTCATCTGTCAGTGTCGCGCCGTCCACCAGCGAATTAAGCAAATCTATCGCCTTCTGATTCGCCTCCCGGCGTAGTCGGTCATAGCTTTTGCCTTCCACCTTTTCCACGCCGTATCTAATCGGCGCTCGGTGAGATGTTATTGCACTAATGTATTTCAATATTTCGCTGACACTTGAACAGCGAAACACCCCCATAGATAGCTTGTTCATTGGTAATCCTTAACAAGTGACTAGTGTTAAATTTCCGTTCAAACACGATGCGAATTATTCTAATTAAGGTGCAATCTTGGCAGACAATAAAATCACGCTATCCTCGGTCAGGAAGGCGCTGGCGGGGGTTTTTAAAGACAACGGAGAACGGGACAACATCCTCCTGTCCGCGCTGGCTGTGCACGGCGGAAGTGGGTATTTGTTTTCTCGCGCAGGGGCACCGGTACAACTGTCCGGCTTCTTAGGCGGCAAACCGGGCGATAGTGGCATGGCTGGTGATGGGCTGGTGGATGGGAGTCGCTTTATCTTTGATGAAGTTCAACTGCCGGAAGACCGCTTGCAACGCTATCCGCTACTCGAAGAAATGGCGGTTTACAGCACGATCGCCACCGCTCTGAACATCCATATTACGCACGCGCTCTCTTTCGATAAGAAGACCGGACAAACCTTCTCTATCGTGCCGGTACACAACGGAAACGATAGTGACTATGACGCCGCGCAGGGGTTGTGTGACGAGCTGATGAACGACATCGGGCGAACCATCAACAAAGAGGTCGCCGGGTGGGCATTTATCATGTCTGTATTTGGGGTGGCTTATGTCAGGCCATACGCCAAAGAAGGCATAGGGATCACGTCTTTTGAGTGCTCCTATTACACCCTTCCGGGCTTCATCAAAGAGTTCGAGGTCAGCGGTAACCTGGCGGGATTTAGCGGCGATTATCTGAAGGACGCGTCAGGGAAAATGGTTTTCGCCGATCCGTGGGCCATTATCCCTATGAAAATCCCCTACTGGCGGCCTAAGTCAAACCTTATGCCTGTGCACACTGGCCATAAAGCATACAGCTTGCTGGATAATCCGGAAGAGCGCACGCCGATTGAAACCCAGAATTACGGGACCAGCTTGCTCGAATACGCCTACGAGCCGTACATGAATCTGCGTTCGGCGATCCGCTCACTGAAGGCAACGCGTTTTAATGCGTCGAAAATTGACCGAATCATCGGCCTGGCGATGAATAGTCTGGATCCGGTAAAAGCAGCCGATTATTCGCGCACCATTACTCAGACGCTTAAACGAGCAGCTGACCTGATGGAAAAGCGCGCACGCGGCGCGAATAACATGCCTACGGTGACCAATACCCTGCTGCCTATTATGGGCGACGGCAAGGGACAGATGACTATTGATACTCAGACCATCCAGGCTGACATCAACGGCATTGAAGACATTCTCACCTATATGCGCCAGCTGGCGGCAGCACTTGGCCTCGATTACACCCTCCTGGGGTGGGCAGATCAAATGTCCGGCGGGCTTGGTGAAGGTGGATTCCTGCGCACGGCAATTCAGGCCGCCATGCGCGCCTCATGGATCCAGCAGGGCGTAGAAGAGTTCATTCAGCGGGCTATCGATATTCATCTTGCTTTCAAGTACGGCAAGGTATACCCGGAAGGTGATCGCCCGTACAAAATCGAATTCCACTCCGTTAATACCGCTCTGCAACAAGAGCACAACGAAAACCGCGACTCGCAGGCGAACTACGCCACCATCGTTACGCAAATCCTCGATGCCGTCAGCAATAACAGCGTCCTCGCCAATTCCGATGCATTCAAACGTTACCTGTTCAGCGATGTGCTGGAGATTGACGAAAAAATCTCTGAAGCACTGGTGAACGAACTGAAAGCGAAAAGCGAGGACGACGATCACCTGATGGATTCCATCATCAAAACACCGCCACAGGAACTGGCGCAAATCCTTGAATCGGTCTTTAAAGAGGGAAACGAGAATGACTGATGTTTTGAAAACGGTCACTGACCGCTTTTGTCTCTATAGTAATGCTAGAAAAGGTCGCCAGAACGGGCGACAGTATGTATTAAGCGCGGTAAAGACCATGCTTGAAAGCAAGGAAACTCAGGAAGGTTTACGCCTTGGTGAGCTTTTCGGCTATTACGGTCACGGTCGCCGACAGCTGACCGGCAAACTGGAAGTACCAGAAACCAGCGTGATCATGGTGGAAGGTCGCCCGGTCGTAATCGACAATGTTCCAGCGTGCCGAACAGTGGCTATATCTGTTGACGACAACGGCATCGTTACCCATACACAGGAAATTCTTAACACAGAGCCGGGTAAAATTGTCGCCGCGATGATCGAAAGCCGAGCTGGTGGCTGGAGCTGGGCCACTGGCGGGCGTGAGTCCGGGAAAATCGCTGTAACCACCAGCTTCCATGGTGTGGATTATGTGACAACGCCGAACTATATCAGTCTGGATCATCCTGCCAGCGCCGGAATGTTTGAAAGCGCGGATTCTAAATCTCTACTGGCAGAGTCCCTGGCGGCGCATGGATACTCTGACGAGTCAGTGCAGGCCGTTATATCCCATTACAGTAAAATGGCTGAACTGGAAATGATGGTGGAGGCGACAGAGCGTACGGCTGAACTGGAAACCGCACTACTCGAAAGCCAGGGCCGCCACCTTGAAGCAATGGCCAAGATCGCAGATGCTGAAGCGCGAATCGCTTTGCTGGAGAAAACAGCGGGTATCCGCGACGATGTGCTGGCAGCAATGCAAGACGAACTGGATAACCTCCCGATCTTCGTCTCCGCCGCCCAAAAAGACGCATTCCGCCTCAAAGAACCTGGTGATGCAAAAATCGTTGCCACACTTTTCGAATCTCTGATCAAAGTTGGCGCACGCAACTTGCCTGTCACCAGGAAAATTAAGGAGGTTCCGCAAGCGGCTAACGTCCAGGCACCGCGTGAGACAAGCATCATCACGTTTAATAATTCAATCAATCCGTTCAAATAACCACCAAAAATAACCCCGGCAGCTGCCGGGGTTCTCGTTAACTATTATCACCTTCGCCTGCGTGCCATATATTTGCGCACCGCGCGGCCTGGACAATCTGAAGCTGTTTCTTTCTGCTGCATCAATCTCGCGGCCATGCTCAAAAATGTCAGGCACAGCCGAAGCCCGGCATACAATAGCGGTTCCAGTGGCCACGTCTCATTGAGCACATATACCGCCATGAAAATCGAGTCGAAAACTATCGCCGCCAGCGATAACTTCATTGTCGAAAGTCGGCGGAGCTGCCTGAGTTTATTCATTGACCAGCCCCGTCAGGCAAAGCTGGCGTTCTTTTTCACGGCGAATCTTTAAACCTCGCAAGGGCACGCCGTTACTGTTCACGAAATCAGGGAGATGGTTACACATATTCACCCATTCCCCTTTCTGCGCCCACTTGTGGATGGACGTTTCGACTCGCATGCCTCGCGCTTTGCTGTAGTAGGTCCGTAAACTATTGCATCCCATATTGAATGCCGCGCTTGTCATTGCGCTGAAGGCATTATCGGGCATGTCTTTGCCCCGGAAGTGCTGATTAATACAGCGTTCAGCGATCAGGATATTCTTTTCCCAATCAGCGGCGATTTGCTGGTCGTTTTTTCGAACACCCGGTGTAACTCCGTGGGTATTGCCAATCCCGTCAGTCCACACCCCCGCCGGGCACATGTATGGATCACGTCGGCAACCTTCAGCGTTTCCGATAAGCTCAAGCCCCGCCTGGTTGGTTCGCACATTGCCATTACCCATCACGATGGTAATCATCACCGCGATAGCGCAAATTGCACCGCCTCCTGCGGCTGTTTTTCCCTTCATAAAGACCTCATAAGCGAATTTTTTACGCTCCAGGACAAACACCCATTCACAGCCAATACCGACTGACTCGATCCCTTTAGAAGGCACAGGATAATGCAAATCACTTGTTAGCTACGTTTCAAAGATATACATTATTGCTCTAATTAATTTATTTTATTAGGTAAGATAAGTGGCACAACGCGGTGTAAACAAAGTCATCCTGATTGGTACCCTGGGGCAAGACCCGGAGATCAGGTATATACCAAATGGCGGAGCGGTCGGAAGACTCAGCATCGCAACGAATGAATCATGGCGCGACAAGCAAACGGGCCAACAGAAAGAGCAAACAGAATGGCATAGAGTCGTTTTGTTCGGGAAACTTGCTGAAATTGCGAGTGAGTATTTACGAAAAGGTTCTCAGGTCTACATCGAAGGGAAACTTAAAACCCGTAAGTGGACAGATGACGCCGGTGTAGAACGTTACACGACGGAAATTATCGTCAGCCAGGGCGGAACTATGCAAATGATCGGCGCCCGCCGCGACGATTCACAGTCCTCAAATGGCTGGGGGCAATCAAACCAACCTCAAAACCACCAGCAATACAGCGGTGGCGGCAAACCTCAGAGCAGCGCCAATAACGAACCTCCAATGGACTTTGACGACGATATTCCGTTTTAGAGTTAACTTGTGAGTTATTTGTAAATAGTTCATACACAGGCCCCTGTTAATACAGGGGATTTTTATTTCTAGTAACTATAAGAGGTGTTAATTATTAATTGACAATCTTTAGTGTTTCGCGCACCTTGCAAGTATCCAATATTTACTGATTGTGGACGCATAAAGAAGATCCACAGCGTTACAAATTTGTATTTCTTTCTTCAGCAATTAAGCAGGCGACTTGCTCTATCCTGCCCAAAGGAACACGTATGACACACTGCAAAGAAAATACTTGGTATGAGCGTCAAGGGTACAATACCACCCGCCCGAATGAGATAAGGTCGGAGTATGAACGTGATCTTTCCCGGTTAATCCACTCTTCCGCTTTTAGGAGATTACAATCGAAGACGCAGGTGTTGGGATTGGGCGAAAGCGATTTCTACCGTACGCGTCTAACTCACTCTATGGAAGTAGCGCAAATTGGCGGCGGTATCTTGTCTCAGTTGTCTAAGCGCGATACAGATGAGGGGGGTAAATTCTTACCTGACCCAAGCCTGATGCAGGCTATCTGCCTTGCTCATGATATAGGACATCCCCCCTTCGGTCATGGTGGTGAGGTCGCACTAAACTACTGCATGAGATCCTATGGCGGCTTTGAAGGTAACGGGCAGACACTGCGTATACTCTCCAAACTGGATAAGTACACCGAAACCAATGGGCTGGATCCCACCCGTAGACTTATTTTAGGCGTACTGAAATATCCAGCAAGCTATTCAGAGGTCGTCAATGAGAGGGCTTACAGCCAGTTACAGCCAAGAAGCAATGAGTGGTTGTTTAAATCATCCGAATTTAAGCCCCCGAAATGTTACCTGGACTCTGAGGAGAACACTGTTAGATTCGCACTCCAACCTTTTGATAGTGATGATGTTAAGTTATTCAAAACGGTAAAAACTACCGCGTTGAATAAGCACAAGGAAACAATATATAAAGCACTGGATACAACGATTATGGACTTGGCTGATGAGATATCCTACTCACTCCATGATCTTGAAGACGCAATTTCTCTGAAGATGATCGACAAAAAAATGTGGGAGGAGCACTTCGAGGACAAATCCCATTTATTTGCAGCTTGCCAATGCGACTCGTTTAATCTAAAAGCCGATGATGTAGCTGAAAAACTGTTCGGCGAAAGTTATCTACGCAAGGAGTGCATAGGGACACTTGTTCATCTGATGATCACTAGCGTTAAGCTTGAAGTGCAGAACTCTGATTTCAAAAGTAAAATTTTACGCTATAAAGTGGCACTTCCTGCCGCGGTAGAAGAGTTACGTAAAGCCATTTTTGAGCTGGTTAGGAACAAAGTTATTCAGCACGAAAACGTCCAACTATTAGAGTTCAAAGGTCAGAAACTGATTGTGGAACTATTCAATGTACTGGCAAATGACCCAATACGTTTTCTCCCGACAGAAACTCGAAAGAAATATAATCAAGAGGAAGCAAAAGGTGATGATAAAAAAATGCGCGTCATTTGCGACTATGTTTCAGGCATGACAGATGATTACGCTACTCGACTGTATGAGAAAATATTTGTACCGAGAAAAGGCTCTATTTTTGATAGACTCTGATTTTTTTCTATTATATAGTACGTAGCCGGGTTCCAGAACCGCATAAAATTAGATCTGGATATAATTCATTTAATTATCTGTTATATGCCAAACATAACGATATATAATAGTGGATTAGATGTTACAACTTGACGCAGAATAAATAGCTTTTATTGGCGCATGATGCAAACCCCGCAATGAAGCGGGGTTTTAACTGTGGTAAATGAGTTATAATCTTTTAATCAGGCTCTCAATATTAGTTGGTTCAAAGTAATGCTTATTAACCTCTCCATTTATGAGGAAACCGTCTTTTAGTAGTCGGTCTAGCTCACGCTCTGCTTCTTTGTTGAACATACCTGGATATATTCTCTTGTACAACTGAAACGTACCATTCATATTCCTGTAAGCATTCTCAGCAATTTCAATGGAGATTTCATTTCCGGCGTTAAATACAGGAATGAATATCTCAAGAATATCATTCTTTAACTTCTGTTTAAGTTTCTTTTTTTCAACAATATTAGAATAAAAGATACCTAAAAAAAATGTGCAGATACCAGGAAGCCAATTATTAACGAAAACCTCAGACAAAGCGTCCACTATCTTACTCCAGAGTTAAGATTGATTCTCATAACGCACAAACTCCGTTCAAGGCGATTTTTATATTACAAACTATACATAAACGCTGATCAATATCTCCAGATTTTGTGTGCCTGTGCATGAATATGCACTAATCATAATCGACCAGAACTTCCGTTAATCGCTAAACTCGAACGATTCTAGCCACATAGACGATCTGTTAGTATCTAATATACAAACTGATCCACATGATCACCCAAATCATCGTCGTCGTCCTCATCGCCACCCTCTACTGCTGGCCAATCAACAAACCAGCCAGCGTAAAGATGCAGCGTTCGGAGAACATCACTTGCGGGAGCATCAAGGGTGTTAACGAATCCCATATAGCTATTGGGATTTGCCCCAGCTATGGCTTCAGCGATCATGTCCTCGGTAATGTCACCGGAGATAATGCTTAAACGCCCGGAAACTTCTTCATTATCATCAAATTCGATAATGGCATCTCCGCCTAATGGCGCTGCGATTTTAATCTGCATTATTTAGCTCCTTTGCCACACCTAATAACAGTTCCAGCAATCCGTCACCATTCATCAGTGATGCGGCAGCGGCCTCTTTGTCATGATACAACTGAAGAGCCATAGAGAATACTTCCGTTGCTGACGTTTTGGAAATAGTCGGTGATTTCTGCCGAATTTTCCCGGTGTTACTTACTGAGGCTGGCGGGTATACCTTCGCCATATAAATATTACTCAATCGAGATCTGAAGCACCATTCAGGCTTGCCACGCCCACCGATATTGACGAAAGATGGCTTATCCCCTTCAACATTGGCCTTCAGGAATGACCGGGCTTTCTCTAACAAACCAGGGTTACTGTACTCAAGATGATGACCCAGCTCGTGCCACAGTGCACTTGCATTTTCATCGTTCAAATTGACAGCAACAACACCATTAAGATTTGCATATGCCCTTCCCTGGTGGTGAACTACCTTTGATAAGGTCGATATTTTCCCGCCGGTCAGGCGATAAATATCAGCAAGTTCCTTGCGCAGGTCTATCCCACCATTCTGTCCAGCGCGGACTTCTTCCACTTCTTCTGTGATAAAAGAGTCGGCCCACTCAAGAGCTTTTTCTTCAGATACGGATGAGTTTGCGATCGCACTGTTCATGGCAGATAACACTTTCTCGTGGACCGAACCCATACTTCGCTGATTCATTTGCCAGCGTGTCTGCGGGTTATATGAGAATCGCTTAAGTAGTTGGTCAAGCTGCTCAAGTTCTTCTTCACTGACATACTTTTTAGCCTCACCAATAATGCCAGGGAGAATATTGCCGTTAGGATTAAACGCTCGCGAAAGGAAGAGTTTCAGCGCCCCCATGCCCTCCGATGCTTCAATATCACCAATAACCCGGTTAACAATGGCCGCACTCTTCGGATTAGCATCCGCCAACGCTCTGGCTACGATTTGCAGGGACGATACGACCTCACGCTGCATATCAGTCCTGATCTCATCAATAAACTCTGGCGTTATGCCGTGCTCTTTAAGGATATCCCGGCCTTCCGCCGTTACCCCATCGATATCACCGACATGTTTATTAACACGACTTTGCAATGCCTTAAATGCCTTCAGAATTCCACGTGCATCATCCGCTTTACTAACGGCCTTCCTGAATGCTGGCAAGAAGTCTGAGTTAACCTCATTTTGTTGATCGGCCCACTGAATGGAGGCTTCTTTCATCTCGTCCAGAGTCAGATCACCCAACGCGGTATGGTCTGTGAATATGAGCGATAACCTCTGAACCATTTCTGCCAATGGTGATGCTGATTGCGCCGCGCTAAGGAATGCTTTCACTCTGGTTGGGCGAATGGAAAACCAGTCAATAGCTGGTGGCATATCTCCGTTTTTTATCGCCTGCGCTATCTCATCAAAGCCGTCGCGCCCAAGGGAGGATGCGTGATTTAACAATCCGCGAAGTAACGAATTGCTGATACCGAATAATCGGCACCATTTTTTCACGTCGGCAACAGGCATTCGAACAAAATGCGCAAGCACTTGTACAAGCTGTTCATCCTGGGGATCTGTGCGGGAAAGCAGCCTGATCAGATGAATAATGTCTTTGATGCCGGATGCCCGATGTAATAGCAAACTGGTATACGGAGCAACACCGTTGTAACTACCGCCGGAAACGGACTCGAAAAGACCGCCGGATATCCCTTGCATGCCTTCGTTTTCCAGTTCCTGAGACACCTGGCGAAGGATATCCTGTAACGACACATCGCCGCCGCCAAACATATCCCCCAGCGCCTGGCCCTGGTGCTGTAACTCATCATTGATACGTTGAGCCATCAACTTAAAGGCGGTGGCCATACGCTTCGCGCTACGGTTATTCGCGACGATGAACAACGCGAGTGCTTTCACTTCCGGGGCCGTTTCGCTGAACATATCCCCCTGAGCAATAACATCGGTAATATGCTGGCCTGACTCCTTCGATTGCCTTACCAGGTCTACCGCATCTTTCAATGCCTCCAGCGCCTTTTTATCGAGGCTATCCGCTGTCTCAATGCCATCAACAATAGTTGTCACAGCCTGCTTGTGCGCTTCTCCTGATAAAGCCTGCATCTGGACAAAATCATTGGCTGCCGCATTAAGCGCCGTCAGAACATTACGCATATCCGGATCAGGTTCTTCTGCAACCATCCTTACCAAGCGCGCATCCTTATATGCCTTGGCAAAGATCGCGTTTTGTATACGGTCTACAAGTTGCCGTGTTGGTCGCCCATCTTCAGTTACAAGGCCAGCCGCCTGTGTGGCACCAACTTGCGTCATAAATCCGCGAATAAACGCGTCATTACTGCGGCTAAGCAGATCTCCACTTTCTGACGGGTTAAACAACGCCATCATCGCCGGTGTTATGCTGTCGGCATCAACAAAAGCCTTTTCACTGGCTGCCATTTCCTGGAGATCAGAAATATTTGAGTCCTTGGCAAACTGAACACGGTCAACCTTCGTTAACCGGCGGCGCACCAGTACCGGAGCCGTCATTGATTCAACCTTTTCAGGCCGTATGCCGAATTCGGTCGCATGTTCAATCAGGTACTCCCGATACCGATCCGCATTACCGTCCTGATAGGCTTTAATGATCCCCATGGTCCGCCCATTACCTGACTCAACGGCATTGTCCTCACCAATTATTGGCGCGCCATGGCTGGATAAACCGGAATCGGTAAGCTGGGCAGGACGCAAATCCTTGGATATCTGGTTGACCTGAAGAAGGCTGGATGCGCGGGTCCGGTCGCGCGGCTGAAGTTCCTGGGGATAGTCTGGATTAATTTTCCCATCCAGAGTATTGGATACCAAAAGAACTGAGGCATCGACGATATCAAACGCTGTTTTTACCTCGTCTCCCTTCGCTGTCACCACATACGAAACCCGCCCATAATCGGGCAGGTTCTTTAGCAGCTCGATCAGCGTTTCTATGCTGGTGGCCATTACCACCTGATCGCTTAAGCTCATCCCTGTTACGCCTTATGCTGCCTCTTTAATGTTGGCGGCTATCCATGCCGCCGTGTGCTGTTTAACCTGGTCCAGGTCGATGTATGTGCCAACATATTGACTCAAATCCTGCAAGGTACCGATAAATGCATCGGTGCTCTGATCGACGAATTTATCAGCCAGGAAATCAGCAACCAGTTTTGGCACACCATCATGTACCGAAGGTTGTTTTTCCTCGCCACTACTGCCGCCGGACACACCGTACCCCATCTGTTGCATGATCTGGTCAATTTCATCGCTGATATCCAGCAACTCCATGCCACTCGCGGTAGCCGCTTTGGACATCAGAGCATCCAACTTATCGCTGAGATCCATTAACTCAATAGCTGATAGTGTCATGCCGCTACCCCCGCTTTCTGGATTGCTACCAGCAGATCAGCCAGGTGGCGAGCAGCGCCATTAACCAGCTCTTCGTTTTCCTCAAAACGCCCGGCAGCCTGAAGGGCTGCAATCGCTTCCCGGACATTACCCCGGGCGTTACGGATCTCCGCCATGTCAGTGCTTTGCATATCCATCACGTTATTGAGATATTCAATGGCTTTATTAGCCTCTGCATCTGCTTCGCTAACCGTTTCATCAGGCTGTGCCGGGGCAGGTTCTGGCTGAGTAATCTCACCGACTTCGGCCTGCAATGCATTGATCATGCTCTGCACCATTTTCTCGGTGCCAGCGCCCCCCGGAAACGCAATATTGGGGAAAGTTTTTTGAAACTGAGTTTTCAGCATTACGCGGAACTCGTCTGGTGAGCTGGTGGCCAGCTCCAGAGCTTTTTGTGCATATTTGCCAAACGGACCATTAGTAAGTGTCTTCGCCAGGAAGTCGAAAGAATCCTCGCGAGGCAATAACTTCAGGTCGTACTCACTCATTTGCTGATCAGAAAGCGGGGTATCGTAAGTAGCAATGCCGTAGCGTGCATATTCATAATACGGGTCACCTTCATCAGGGCGCGGCAGAATTGCTTTGTTACCTTCAGGTATTGCGCCAGGGGCCGCCGGACGCATTTGCAGGGCATATCGATATGCACCTACAGAGACTTCTGGTTCAGGCGAAGAGCTACCGGTATCCTCCGCTGGTTCAGGTTCGACGTTTTCCGGTTTATGTTCTTCTGGTTGGACCAGGTATTCCGATACATTACCCGCTTTATAGGCTTTAAACAGCTTGCCGATCGCATCTGCCATGTCCACACCCTGTATGGATTTAGCCTTGATCATGTACACGCTGCCATCCGAATCGGTTAACTGGATATACCCTTCACCGTCCTCAATGAATTGCTTCATTGATGCACCATTACTGAGCGTCACTTCCCCGTTCATATGCATACGATTTTTGATACTTGCAAGGCGATCCGTCATCGCGCGAGAGTGTCCACCAGTCATCCCCGCAGGAGCAATGGTTTCGCGCCCACCAGTTCGATTGAGCTGATCAATCTCCGTCTGCAAACGCTCATTCTCTTCATAAAGAGAATCCGCTTCCGATGCAACAGCGTTAATTTTCTGCTCCAGATCTACCTTCTGCCCTTCTACCGCTGCCACCTGATCCGCGAGGTCGCTCATGGCATCCTCTTTCTGGTCACTGTCAGCCTGTAGTTGGGTTATTTCATCAACCAGGGCTTTTTTCTTCTTCTGCGCACGCTGGAATTTTGCCGAGTTTTTCTCTGCAAGGTTGGCAAGTTTCATGGTGACCTGCGCCAGCGTCATATCACGTCCACTCATCGGAGCAACGGTATGAGTAACGTCTTTTTTATTCAGTAAGAACTGGAAAGCAATCAGCGTATCGCTATTGGTGATCCGGTTTTCCGCTGTCGGGCTATGAAACAGAATGCTGATAGTCTGACCATCACTGAGCGGAATAATGGCTGGCAGGACCGGCAGCCCGTTAACGTTACGTGCCCGGCCAATTTCAGCCCCGCCGATCGCGCGTGCACCGTTCTGGGCCACATCCCCCGTTTTATCACTCCCCGCAGAGATTCCGGTACCATTCAGCTTCTGGTTCAATGCCCGGACAAATGCCTGCATGGTCCGGTGTAGCTGCAAACGAGTAGAACTAATCGCCTCCAGTAAATCCGTAGCACACCAGTGGATCGGCGTGTCATAGAAGAACGTAGCCTCGATTTCCTCCAGGGTGTTGGATTCCGTCATCAGATAGCGGTCCTCACCGGCCATTAATGCGCGATATTCATCATCAGTCACTGGCGGGGGAAGCACGTCAAGCCCAGGCTTGATCGTCACCCCTTTATTGATATTGAACTGTTCCATGTTAATTTCCTGCTTTCAGTTGCTTAAGACGGCGTTTGAGTTCGCCATTTCGGGCCTTTTCGTTATTGAGTCGGCCTGTCTCCTTATCCAGCTTCGCCCGCAAATCAGTGATCTGCTGTTGATTGAAAGACACCGAGTTCTGCGCTGATTTATAAGCGGCAACCACCTGAGCATTCCGCTGTTTTGCCTCTTGCAGGCGCTGAAAGTTGGATTTTACTGCCGGTTTCTTGTCTACCGGATTGGCAACACGTTTCGCTTTGGCGATCAGTGATTTCTGGAATTTTGCGGAGTTTTTGCGGGCCGCTTGCCCCATGACGGTACCAAGCGTCTTGATATCCGGCGACTGAGCGTTAGGAATAGCTTTTCCATTCAGCCTCACAGACGATATATCGCCAGTATCGTTTACCTGTATGGCAAGAATTTGTCCGTCGTTAAGAACCAGCTTTGCGGTTTTAACTTTAACGCCATCTTTCGTTGTTGCGCGGTTGCTGGAGTCAACCTCAATTACCGTAACACCGGTTTTATTGATCGCCGCGATAAGGGATTTCAGCCCCTTTTCATTAACCTGGTCAAAATCGACCGTTGCATACTTATTTTTCGTCATCTGACACATCCTGTGCGAGATTTATTACGTAACTTCTGCGGATTTGCTGAGTAACAGGGAAAATCCGATACAACGGGTTAATGAACGAGTCGCCATGCGTAACCATGACGTTGAAATGCCACAGCCGTTCTCCTTTACCCATATATTCAGTGGGTATGTACAACCATTCACTGTTTTCGCCCTGTTCAGCCGACGTCAGACAACGTTGTTCGCCTTCAATCACTGTCGTTGGCTTCTGAACATCGCGGATCCAATATCTGACCGTTGCGCCGCGCAAAAACGGGAATTTAGACCGGTATTTGAACGGCACCCGGATGAAACCCGGTTTAATTTCCACATCACCAAGTTCTAAATGCGTGATGTCCTTGCGTTTTAGCAAATAGCGATCGGCTAAGGCTAACGCAAGAACGCATACACCCCAGCCAATCATTTCCCGCCTCCCTTTTTCACCAAACTTGTAAGAACATTCAGAATGCTATCGATATTCACTCGTTTCATCCCTGAAATCACCTCATGACCGTTATTGCTGGCTATCGTTACCATTAAGTACGTAATTGATAACTCCCAGCCCTCGTGTTGCCCCAATAGGTACGCCACCGCGCCAGCTGTCACTGCAACAAAGATCTCCGTAACCAATCCCAACAAATTGCCAGACTGGCGACCGTCTCGGACATCCATCAGGAACGTGCCTATCCCACCAATTACTGAAAGCAGGAGCGCAATAGCAACTGGAGCTAATTCCTGTGTGTCAAGCACAAGTTCCCTCCTACGTTGTCAGGAGGTAATGGTATGCAAAGTAACTTCTCATCTGGTTGTTCATAATTTGCCAATACATTCGTAAATCAAGTGAAAAACCCATATTTTGGTTATTCTTAATACAAAATGGCTATTCCAACTACATATCAAAAAAGCAACCACATCCAAAAATGAGTTTCCCCACTGAACTTCTGCAAGACAAAAACCAACAAAACCACCTTTTATGGCAAGCAGCCATGCTTCAAGCCAATGTAAAAAACATGGCTTATAAGCTCCACGCCTAACTCCAGTAAGAAATAAATAGGTTCCACTAATAATGGACATTAAAAAAATCAAAATCTGCATAAGCTCCTCCCGGATCTAACAAAAATCAAGCAGGAACCTATTCAGATTGTTATTTCTGTGCATAACGCTTTGTTCTTTAAAATTCGCAGACTCATAAGAACAACGCATTAGAGTAAAAATCATGCTGATCGGCTATGTACGCGTATCAACAAATGAACAAAACACTGCTTTGCAACGAAATGCCCTTGAAAGCGCAGGATGTGAGCTAATTTTTGAGGATAAGGCGAGCGGCAAACAGACTGAACGCCCTGGGCTAAAAAAGGTTTTGCGTATGCTTTCCAGAGGTGACACCCTGGTCGTATGGAAGTTAGATCGTCTTGGGCGCAGCATGCGTCACTTGGTTGTGCTGGTGGAAGAGCTGCGTGACAGAGGAATTAATTTCCGGAGTCTCACTGACTCTATCGACACCAGTACACCAATGGGGCGCTTTTTCTTTCACGTAATGGGGGCGCTGGCAGAAATGGAACGTGAGCTTATCGTTGAACGTACACGCGCTGGACTTGATGCAGCTCGCGCAGAAGGTCGTATAGGTGGGCGTCGGCCTAAATACCAAGAAGAAACATGGCAGCAAATGCGGCGATTGCTGGAGAATGGCATCCCCCGTAAGCAGGTTGCAATCATCTATGATGTGGCTGTTTCCACGCTTTATAAGAAGTTTCCGGCGTCGTCATTTCAATCCTAAACCTTGGTTTAAGAGAACTCGGTACCAG